ATATAAATGAGTGCAATACGTTTCACCAACGAGCGCCGTGATTGCAGTATCTTTGTATACTTGATCAAGTGTTGTGTACCATTGGCAATCGTTACGATTGTCTTTGAATGTCTTATGTAAAATATTGAATTGCATCTTGTTACCTCACTTAGTTGATTAATGGACTATCGGATATAAGAGTTAACACGGCGTTAAAACCAATACAAGGTGTTTAGTATAGTCTAGCAATAGAACACGTATGAGAGAGCCTTAAAACGCCATGTATTGGTGTTACGAATAGCACGCCATGCTAGTGGGGTTATCTTAGAGTCTGATATTGTAAATGCTCGCAAGTTATCCCGTGTTAACGTATCAACTACGCACGTAGTCAGCCCAGATGTTCCCGTTATGTTCCAACCTGGGTGTTCCTGTTTTGTTCTGTGGATAACATGTGGATAAAAGACGAGCTCGTTATGGTTTGGAGAACATAAAGAGAACAGAACGAGAACCTGGAGAACAAAAGGAGAACTAAACGTGAACAAAGTGTTCACCATACGTTCCCGGCCTTTGGGTTTACGGGTCTTTGCCCCATCGGCTTCGGCCTATATCTCAACCTACAGATTTTAATATTTTAATATTCTCATATACCCCCTCTGCGATTTTCAGAATTTTAACGAATTACTGTATCATTTTTGCATCACACCTGGTCACTTTGACCGTTTGGTGCTTTTGGTGTATATTTCATACATGAGCTTGAATTTCAGACATCCTTCCGATGTGGGGCTTGGTTATTTTGCACATATGAGGTTTACATGGGGGGAGAGTGTGAGGGCACTGGGTATGGGTGTTGTCATGTTTGTACATGGGGTTTTCCCTCCGGTTTTTGATAAGGTCTTTTCAGACTATGTAAAAAAGGCCCAGGAGAGGGTTGATGGCATCACATAAGTGTAAGAATTGTGGGCATGACTGTCATTGCGGTGTTCCTCTATTTAAGGATGTCAGGACATATAATGATGAGGTTAATGATGGACACGGTGAAAGGGAACAGATAGAGGTTTGCAAGCAGTGTAGGTGTGATGGCTGTCGTTCCTGATATTAAGTCTGCTCCTGAAGGATTGAAGGATCTGGTGGGGGATGTTTTATTCCCCGCGTTGTTTGAGTATTCCCAGGAGGGGGAAGGCTACAGCGTTGACAGGTCCGTGGCGTTCTGCTCGGTTGTCAATGCGTGGTCCGTTATGATGCTGGGGGATTACTTCCGCGAGTCCGGGGGCGTGGAGAGAGGACTGTTGGAGCTTAGAAACCTGACGGAACAGGTTATTAATGAAATCCGGGCACACCACAAGGCAAGGCTCCATTGAAGGAACTTTTTGATGAATACTGGAAGTACAGAGTTGACAGAGTTGTCGAAAAGTTTAAAGATACCTATCCTTACAACCCTGGCAAAATTAAGGACATCGAGGTACAGAGTTATGGAAGATGGTTCTCAATACAGATGCGTGAAAAGGACATACAAGCACATTGAAGACGACAGGGAATGGGAGGAAACCCTCTATGAACTGGCGGAATTGTGCGAAGACGGGTCCTACAACTCAATCGGTAACGCCCCTGACAGCGAAAACTCAAAAGAAGACCTCGCCGAATGGCTGAGAATAGCTGCTTCCGAAGTGAATGAGGGAAGTATTATCGAGGAAGACGAAATCATCACCATAGATCACAGAAAATGATCAGACGGTTTATTAAATGGCTCAAAGGGAAACCTGTGCCGAAGTATCTTGGTGGCAAGGAATGATCACCCTCTATTTTGTTTCCGCTCTTATTCTGACGCACACGGTTCCTCCGGTCGGATGGCTCGTCTACACCGAATCGTATTCCGATATCAAGGTCTGTGAGAGGCATGTCAGGAAGAACCGTGATTCCATCGTTCTCAGTGTGGGGAACTACATGGGAAAGAAGCTCATCGAAATAAAGGACATCCGGTGTCTGACAATGGAGGATGCTACCCGGAAAAACACGGCTCTGGGCCACTGATATGAATTGTCCCAGCAAGCCTAGAGGCTAATGTATGAATATTATTTCTCTGGGTGCGGGAGTGCAAAGTTCGGTCATGGCTCTGATGGCAGCGCATGGTGAGTTGCCTCGCCCAGATTGCGCCATATTTGCTGACACCCAATGGGAACCTCAATATGTCTACCATCACTTGGATTGGTTAGAGACACACTTGCCGTTCCCAGTTCATCGGGTATCCAAGGGAGATATTCGGAGTGCAGCAGTTTCTGGTGGTTTTTCAGAAATCCCGTTTTTTGGGTTAGAGGGCAACAAAAAAACAATGGGGCGTAGGCAATGCACATTTGATTTTAAAATCAACCCAATCCGACAAAAACTCAGAGAGTTACTTGGTTTAAAAAAAGGCGAAAGAGCGAAGGGGATAAAAGTTAATACATGGATAGGAATTTCAACTGATGAAGCTGGGCGTATGAAGCCGTCACGAGATCCTTGGAATAATAATGTGTGGCCGCTAATTGAAAAAAATATGTCCCGACAAGATTGTTTGAGGTGGTTTGAAAAGCATTACCCAAATCGTGTTTTAGCAAAATCAGCCTGTATTGGTTGCCCATTTCACAATGATAGGGATTGGCGTGAAATGAAAATCAATGATCCAAGGTCTTTTGTTGACGCCGTAAAATTTGACATCGAGATAAGAACATCAGGGTCAACAGGGGCGCAACAGTTCGTTCACGCAAGTCGCAAACCTTTAGGCGAGGTGGACTTCCGCAACCTGGAAGATAAGGGACAAATAAATATGTTCAACAATGAGTGCGAGGGAATGTGCGGAGTATGATTGATATTTCAGAACAGTCCCAGCAAGCATATCAGTGGGCGACACTGATATGAATTGTCCCAAATGTGAGGGAAGGGGTCAGATCCCCGTTTTTCTGATGGAACATGCCCATGTCGAGGGTGCGGATGGCAACCGCATGGTCCCTTGCGATTTTGAAGGGTGTCATTGCGGCCAGATTCATTGCTGTGACGGGGACATGTCAAATGGATCTGACGATTGATTATACGCCGTCTGAACGGCAGAAGGTCATGCACGGCACCATTGCCACACAGATCTTCTACGGCGGTGCGGCAGGAGGAGGGAAAAGCAGGGCCATAAGAGCGGAGGCACTGGCTCTCTGTCTCGCCAACCCAGGTCTTGAAGCCTATCTCTTCCGCAGGACCAACAAGGAACTCGAAGACAACCACATAAGACCGTTTATGAAGGAAGTCCCCCAGACACTTCCCAACGACGAGAAACTCTATACTTACAGTGCGGAAAAGAAACGTGTGCAATTCCAGAACGGAAGTGCGGTCAACTTCTGCTATTGCGAGAACGAGAACGATGTAACCCGCTACCAGGGAGCGGAGATGCACGTTCTTCTGGTTGATGAAGCCTCCCACCTTACCGAATACCAGTTAACCTACCTGAGAACCCGTGTCAGGCTTGGATCATGGACTCCAAGTGACGATTACAAAGAGTATCTCCCCAAGATTATCTTCGCATCCAACCCCGGAAACGTGGGGCACAGCTTTCTGAAACTTAATTTCGTCAATGCGGCCCCGCGTGAAACATTGTTTTACGACAAATCCACCTCCGTTGACGAATATCCCGGCCATCTTTCCATCTACATTCCGGCGACAATGGAGGACAACCCCTATCTTGAGACATCCTACGCCGGACAGTTCTCCGCTTTGGAACCGGAACTCGCAAGAGCTTTAAGGGAAGGGGACTGGGATGCCGTCGTCGGGAAGGCCGTCCACAATCTCGACAGAACAAAACACCTTCTAAGGACGTTTGACCCGCCCCGGCACTGGACGAAGTTCATGTGCATAGACTGGGGAACAGCGATGCCCTTCAGTGTGGGATGGTACTGTGTTTCCGAAGGGGGTGAACTGGCGGCAAAGAACGGAATGCCGGAAATATGGCTTCCTGAAGGAGCTATTATCCGCTACAGGGAGTGGTACGGGTGGAACGGACGCCCCAACAAGGGGTGCCGTCTTGATTCCCAGTCCGTGGCAAGAAAAATACTCGACATGGAGAAGGAAAATGACGAAATCATGGACTATCGCGTGGGGGACTCCCAGATGTGGGCGCAGTTCGACGGCCCCTCCCCGCAGGAGAACATGAGAAGGGCTACGGACGGCTATTTTATCCTCAGAAGAAGCAAGAAAGACCGCCAGAGAAACTATTCGGAAATTGTCTCAAGGCTGGCGGGAAACCCCGACTACAGGGCTGACGGGGAGGAGGATATCCCGATGTTTTTCGTCACCGAAAACTGCACCCATTTCTGGAGAACCGTCCCCACCCTTGTCCTGGACGAGAATGATCCGGAAAAGGGACCCAATTCAAACCAGGAAGACCACATCTACGATGAAATTGCCTACGCTCTCAGATCGCGTCCTTATATAAATACGGAAGATACGAGATGGCAGCAGGAATGGGGCGAGGAAATGCGTAAAGCAATAAAAAAATCCGTAGACCCCTATGCTACGCAATAATGTTTCAAAAAACGATTATTTTTTGTAACGTTCTTTTGACAGCATAAAATGTTCCTGTTATGTTCCTCGTGTGATTAAGTGTTACACGACGGAACACTGGATCTCCCGCACAATAATGCCAGCTTTCGCAGAGGGCTGCGGAGGCCAGGTGGTTCCCCCGGTCACTCTTCTGGAGGGTCCGGCGGCTATGTACGGCGTTCTCAGGGGATGCGGGGAAGTTATCAGGAACTGTGTCGATGTGGGAAGAGACTACTGGTATATAGACCACGGATACACCAACCCCAGTCAGCACACCAAAGGAGAATTTGCCGGAAACTACCGTGTTGTTTTTAACGGCAGACAGGCAAAACCCGGAGAATCGGACGGGAGAAGGTTCAAGGCGGAAATAAGACCGTGGAAACGGCGGGGAAAGCACATACTTGTTATCCCCCTGACAAAGGCTGTCTCTGATTTTTACAACATGCCGCAGCGCGACTGGCTTGAAACCGTCATTCGTGAGGTTGCCACCTATACGGATCGTCCCATAAGAATAAAGGAAAAGGGAGAGGGAAACATCCATCAGTCGTTAAAGGACTGCTGGTGTCTTGTCACGCACAGTTCCAACACGGCAGTCGATGCCCTGCTCGAAGGCGTCCCCGTGATTACCCTGGGAGAATCGGCAGTCTCAGATTTATCGTGGAAATTCGGGCATATAGAAAATCCGTACTGGCCGGACAGGGAACCCGTACTGTGGGGACTCGCCGATAACCAGTTTACGCTTGCAGAGATGAGGTCCGGCCTATGCGCGGAAATGATGAAAATTGCCGGATAAAAACAAATTATGGTATCTCAAGTGGGCATCGTCGATTATATTGCTGGTCGCCATGACGTTTACGGCACAGAACATATTTCCTTTTAATCTGTATCTCCATGTCCTTGGCACAATAGGGTGGCTGGTCGTGTCGATGGTGTGGAATGACCGTGCCCTTATCGTGGTCAACAGTGTTGCTCTTTCCATTTTTGCCAACGGAATATTATCAAGCTGGGGTGAAGCATGATCAGATGTTATGTCGGGTATGACCCAAGGGACGACAATGCCTTCAAGGTCTGCATCAGAAGTCTCAGGAAGAACGCTTCCGTTCCGGTCGAGATCATCCCTCTCTACGACTGGGAACTGAGAAAGAAGGGGATCTATTACCGGGGATACCGTATGGACGGCAGTGGACAGATGTACGACGACAAGGATAACAGGCCGTTCTCCACGCAGTTTTCCTTTACCCGGTTTACCGTTCCCCTGCTGGAGGATTACGGGTCCGAATGGGTGATGTTCATGGATGCCGACATGATGTGGAGATCCGATATCGCGGAACTGTGGGACCTTATAGACAGGGACAAGGGTCTGATGTGCGTCCACCACAACCAGGAAGTCAAGGAAGGGACGAAGATGGACGGGGTTATCCAGGGGCCGAATACACACGGCAGGAAAAACTGGTCCTCACTGATGCTCATAAATCCGGAAAAATCAAGGGATCTTACCATCTATTGTGCCAACAACATGTCGGGAGAATGGCTGCATTCCCTTGTCTGGATGAGAGAGGAAGACATCGGGGAACTTCCTGAAGAATGGAATTATCTCGTCGGGTATTCAAATCCCGACATAAACCCGAAAATAGTCCACCACACACTGGGGACGCCGGACATGAAACTGAAGTGTTCTACGGAATACCAGGAAGAATGGTGGTCCTATCTCGATGACAAGGGAGACATCAGGTGAAAGACAACATTATTGAACTGAACAGACTCCCGCCCACCCCGCAGGGGATTCTCTGCCGATTACAGAGATCCGAAGACGAGATCGAGGATCTGGTTTGTGTTATCGCATGGAAGTCGGGGGTAACGGATATCGCCCACAGTGAAGTAAAACTGGGGGAACTCCTCATAGCATCGAGAATACTGGAGAACTACGTCGATTCGGAAGTCATGCGGGGAACGGGGAATGACTGATTACAAAACGGGTCTGAAGCCTGAAATGAAAGACAAGATAAACAATCTTTGCAATAATTTCCGGTATGTTTCCGAGGAGCTTGGAACATTAAGCGAGATCCAGAGGGACCTGACAAGAAAACTGGACAAACTGAAAGAGGATGTTGATGACTTTTAATCCGGCAATGTCGAAAACCGTTGTCCATGTCAGGAAACACCTTCCTGAGAAGGCAAGTGTTATCGAAATGGGATCTCAAAGCCTGACGGTAAAGTTCAAGGACAGGGAAAGCATAGAAACCGTCGAGGATTTCTACAGGGAACTGGGGTTCGACAAGTACGACTCTATGGACGCCAACAACAACGGGACCGTTCTCGTAAACCTTAACTACAGCCTCGATCCCGGTTGCCCCCAGTACGATCTGGTGACGAACAACGGAACCGGAGAACACATCTTCAACCAGTACGCCGTGTTCCACAACATGCACTATCTCTGCAAGGCAGGGGGTTTTATGATCCACGTTCTGCCGTGGATTAACTGGCAGAACCACGGGTTTTATAATTTCCACCCGGTTTTATTCGATGATCTGGCAAGGGCCAACAGATACCACAGGGTTATGACGGTTGCCTGTGACAGAAACGGCGAGAATATGTTCGAGCCGGGGGTGGATGAAATAAAGAACCCGGAAGGGACGGATGTTAACTATTTCGTTATATCTGTTCTACAGAAGAAATACGACAGCACGTTCTGTATGCCCCTTCAGTCGAAGTACGATCCTCCCGTAGACCCGTTGTCTCTCAAGGACGGGTTTATCTGGCCGGACAGCATAGAGACAGATCCCTTCCCCCATTTCGTGGCAAAGCTGGAGGACGATCTCTATCAGCAGCTTGATGATGAATGGCCCGGTAATTATGAATATTTTTCCGCCATGAAACAGAAGGAGGACCAGAACATCCTCAAACAGTATCCGGCGAGGAAGGCCCTGTTTGAACACGTTCTGACCCCCTTATGGAAAGCATTCATGGAATACACGACTTCAGGGCATTTTTTCCAGGAAGTCGTCAAGACGTTTTCCCCCCACATTCAGGGGATGTATCCCATCACGCAGCTTCCCCTCGAAACGGGAATAAGGGGCCTCGATGACAAACCTTTTATACTCGATTCTCAACTCGCTATTAATACTCCTGTTTCTCGCAGGTCTAGTGTCAGGGGTCCTCATATTGACGATCCTCGTGAGCTTTTCGCTGGTCTTCTCTACATGCCGCCGGAGGGTTACAACTCAGGCGGGGATCTCGAACTCTATAAATGGAAAGGAAAGAGGAAGTTTGCCGGGAGAAAAAACATGGAGAAGAAGAACGAATGCCCCAGGAACACGGTCGAAAAAGTTAAAACAATAGAATACAAACCGAATACCATGTTTTTCTTCATTAATTCCCTGAATTCCATACACGGTGTTTCCCGCAGGGACGCTACGAACCAGTACCGCAGATATGTGAATATTCTGGCGGAAACCGAAAAACCCCTGTTCGAGGCCGAATAATGTACGAAACTGTCACCACATTTTCCCTTGCCGGGTGGGACCAGTACGGCAAGAGGTTTCTCGATTCCTACTGCAAATACTGGGAGTACCCCATCCATGTATACTGGGAGGGGGAAGATCACCCGCAGGGTTATACGAAGCAGGTCATCTGGCACAACCTGTCGCAGGACAAACAGAGGGATGCGTTTCTCGAAAAGTACGCCGATAAACACAGTAAGGACTATCGCTTTAATGCGACAAAGTTCTGTCATAAGGTTTTTGCCTTTACGGACCCGAAGCGGAAAAGCCGGAAGACAACCCAATACTGGTTGTGGCTTGATGCAGATATTGAAACAACAGAAAAAGTCACAGATGAATTTATGGAAAGTCTTACCCCTCCCGGTTTCGCGGGGTCTTATCTTGGCAGGAAAGACTGGCACCATTCGGAACTGGGATTCCTTCCCGTCCACAAGTCGGCATGGTCGTATCTCAGGGAAATAAGGAAGATATATACTTCCGGCAAACTCTTCGGGTACGAAGAATGGCATGACTCCTACATATTCGACCAGATAAAGGACAAGCACGGATGGTGGTACAATGTTTCCCAGGATGTTCCGGGGATGCACGTCTGGGACGACTGTCCTCTTGGGGGTGTTATGATCCACAAGAAAGGGCCGTTAAGAAAAGAAGGACTGATGTCGAATGAACCCGGCTATGCTTCCCAGAAAGAAGCTGTCGGAAACATCGAGGGCGATAATCTCATCGTCAAGACCAAAAACTGTGTCCCCGACGAAAGAATACAGGCCAACATTCACTATTCGTCCACCTTCACCAACAGGGAAGTGCAGTTATGCGAAGTCATCCCGGAAGCCGTCTGTGTCCTTGTTTCCGCAGGTCCCAGCCTGGAGTCCCAGCTTGAACACATCCGCGAACTGTCGGAAAAGCCGAACCATCACGTTGTTGCGGTAAAACATGCCCTCAACACCCTGATCGAGGCGGGTATCCGGGTGTGGGGGTGTATTCTTCTCGATCCAAGGCCCCATGTTGCCGACTTTATCCCGGAAGGACCCGAAGAAACAATTTACCTTGTTGCCAGTATGTGCCACCCGGTGGTATTTGACAGGCTAAAGGAGAAATGCTACTATATTTACCACGCTCATGTAGGTGCAGGAGAATCAGAAATCCTTGCTGACCGTTGGGGCACAGAAACATTTATGATCTCCGGAGGCTGCTCCACCGCAATGCGCGGTATCGGAGTTATGAGATGCCTCGGTTTCCGACAATTCAGACTTTTTGCCTACGACTGTTGTTATTTCGAGCCGCCGGAAAATCCGGAAGAACTCGACAAGTACGGTAATGACAAATTCTTTGAAATAGACATTGAGGGCAGAAAATTCTGGTCGGACGCTGAGAAGGTGGCTCAAGCACAGGACTTCCAGAATATCATGTCGTCTATGGAGGACATGAACATAGAAGTCTACGGGCCGGGGGTTATACCTCATATCTGGAACCAGAAAAGAAAAATATTACCCCGCTTCACGGACATTATTATAAGTGGCTGACACATATATCCATCCGGAATTAAGAAATCTGGCGGCTGATCTCGAAGAAGAAGAACTGAGCGAGATCGGCTCCTCTGTTTTAAGCGATTACGAAAGTGATCTTGAATCCCGCACCGAATGGGACCAGATGCACTCGCAATGGCTCCGCATGTACTTCCAGAAAGACCTTCCCACAAACCCCCCGTGGGACGGATCTTCACAGGAATCCCTTCCGCTTTTGTCGGAATCCTGCACACAGTTCTCTTCCAGGGCTATCCAGGCCATGTTTTCTTCCCGCAAGGTCATAAAGGCCATGCCTCTGGGAAGGGTTGATTCAGGAGCCAGATCCCGCGCCAAACGCATCGAGGAACACATGGCGTTCCAGCTTATGGACAAGATGCGCGGCTATAAAAGAGGCAAGAGAAGAATGCTTCTTTCCGTGGCTCTTCACGGTTCCCATTTTACCAAGGCTTACTTCGATCCTCTGAACGACATGAATGTCGTGGAAAACATACGGGCTACGGATGTTGCCATTCCTTACGGAACAGGGCCAAGGGATATAGAGGATGTCCCCAGGATTACGCATCGAATCCCCATGCCCATGCACAAGGCGAAGAAACTTTACGAAGCGGATTATTTTTCCGAAGAACCCGTTCCCTACGAGAAGGATGAGATAGCCAGGGAACAGGATCAGGCTCACGACGATGCACAGGGTTTACAGCCGTCCTCAAGACACGACAAGCGGGAAGCCCTCATTCTTGAGCAGCATACATGGTTTGACCTTGATGACGACGGTGTTGATGAACCGTATATTTTTACCGTTGATGCACAAAACGGTAATGTTCTAAGAGTTTCCATTCGTTGGGAAACCGACGAAGCGGGGGACCCGATAGACGACCAAAATCCCGTAAACTGTTTCACGCATTATGTTTACATGGAAAATCCAGACGGGTTTTACGGCCTTGGTCACGGGCACCTGATTTCCCAGCTTAACGCCAGTGTGAACAAGTTACTCAGACAGATGGTGGATGCGGGGACACTCTCGACGGTGGGAAACAACTCAGGTTTTATATCTGAGCAGATAGCCGGACCAGCCGGGGGAGATATAGAGTTTTCCCTTGGGAAGTTTAAAAAGGTTCCTGCTTCCGCAGAGGAAATGGGGAGGGGAATACACCAGTTCAAGTTCCCCGGACCTTCTGCTGTCCATCCACAGGCAATACAGCTTCTTCTCGCAAGATCAGACAGACTGGCTTCCGCAACAGAAGCGATTACCGGGCAGACGGAAAAGGTCATGCAGCCGACAACGGTAATGGCTCTTATCGAACAGGGATTGCAGGTATTTTCCTCGGTTTACGACACTCTGAGTGATGCGTGGACCGAAGAACTGATGAAACTCTACAGGCTTAACTACAAGCACATGGACCCTGAAGAGTGGTTTACCGTCTTCGACGTTGAAGGCTCGGAACAGGAATTACACGCGGCACGGGAGGATTATGCCCCTGATTTCCAGGTCAAGCCGTTCACGGACCCGAAACAGGCGACATCACAGCAGAAACTGCAAAAAGCACAGATTGCCTATCAGACGGCAATGCAGAGTCCTCTGGTGATGAATTCTCCGCAGCACATCTACAATAATGTCAGAATGTTCATGGAGGAAATGGATATAGAGGATATTGATTCCCGTGTTCCCAATCCGATGCAGGGTATCCCGCGCAATGATGATCCCTATCAGGAAAACATGATGGCGATGATGGATACGCCGATGATACCGATGGCCTATCCGGATCAGGATCACATCTCCCATATGAGGGCGCACATGGAACAGCTTTCGGGAAAGACCATATCCCCGTTTGGACAGATGCTTTTGGAAAACCACATTGGATCTCACAGGAGATTGTTGAATGGATCGACTGGCGGTCAAGGACTGGCTCCGGGACCCGGTAACGAAATGGGCGTTGGAGCAAGCCCAATGGCGGTTCAACCCGGAGCAGAGATGGGGGAGGGCCTCCTCACTGGAGGAAGTGAAGCAACTGTTGGGACAGAAACAGGTCCTGGAGTTTCTCCGGGAACTGCCGGAGCATTCTGAGTATTACGGGGGGGATAAGAAATGAAAACGGAACAGCTAGCGGAATATGATCCTAGCATATACACGAACCTGGAACGTGCCAAAACCTCCGGTGAGACAAAGACCGCTTACCAGAAGGCAATAAACAAACTCAACGACCAACAGAAGAAGAATGGCGCACGCCGCAGGATGACCTTGCAGGACGTAATGAAGGCTCCTGCCCACATTAACAGAAGAGAGCAACAGGCTCTCGGTGTCCCCGCCGCACCTTTCCCCGGTAATCGCGGCGACAACCTCATGGCAATGCTTACCCCCAGTCAGATGGGCGGGTTAAAAAGAGCGGGTGGCGCAGGAACCGTAAACCCCGCGACAGGTGCCCGTCAGTTCTTTGGGGGTGGTGGTTGGGATGATTATGGCGGTGACGATACTGGTTTTGCAGATGTTGGAATGGATTACGGGGCTTTTGAGGAACCTGATGTATCAGCA